TTTTATAGTGTTCTTGGTGGCCCCTTGCAGTAACAGGAGAACCATGCGTTTCAAAAAATCGCGATAGGACACGTCACCATCTATTTGAGGGATACCACGAGACTGATCCGGGAAAACCAGAGAACCTAGAATTTGATATAAGAATTCGGGTCTGGTGAAGTCATAGTCACCATCATAAAATACTTCTTGGGCCACCACCTGTATCTTTGCGATTTGTTCGGCGGCAGCTTGGAATTGCAACGTATAGTAGGGACCCATGGTTTGCGAGAAATAGTTGGAGGGGATCACTTGGAAAAAAACTTCCAGGATACGTTCCACTTGATCTCGACAAGCATCCTTCCACTGTTGCCCAACCGTTCTTACATAAGAAGGGTTCTGCTCAACAGAAAAAGGTAAATACTTTGTTGGGTCATCTGCCATTTTCTTTAGTGTCTCTTTTGGTGTCTCTTTCAGGTTTATCAAGTACCGGTACAATCACCACATGGTGTCTCAAGTCACCACCCGGTGTGATATTGGTCTCAGTCTCATAAGTATATCGTATGAAAGATATATCCAGGTCATGGAGTGCAACTAAATCCTTCATTATTGATCCTGATCCTCATCATAAGTAAAGTCTAAGTCACCCAAACTCAAATAGGTAGCATTGCCTGGGTTGATATTCTTGGTGTTTTCATCGGTACCTACCACATAGGTTACCGTGTAGTCATGGTTACTAGGAACATCTTTAACCAAAGCAGAGTCATACAGATAACCAATCGAAACTTTTTGACCATTGGTGATGCCACCCGTGGTGATTCGACGTAATCCTACAGGGATGGTTGAACCCCCCTGAACAATGGTGTAATCCACACCCAGGGTATAGGTGGTAGTTTGTGCTAAATTCTGCACCACTAAGGTGGATGTAAATATTTTCAAATTACTCAGAAGTGTTACATCCGTGTTATTCAAATTATGTTGTTCATTTTGGATTTGAGTTACACCCCCAGCCAGCACCACCAAAACTCTATTAGCCGTGAGACTCTTACGAGTTGTCACTATGAAATTTTGGGTTTCCGTGGGTGATATGAAGGGAGACAAAGCCGCCAATGTAACATCATCACTATATCCAGGAATGGATATACCCTCACTCCCAATGATGTAGGAGTTACCGATGGCACCATTGAGAGGTGAACCATTCAGTGCCAGGGTTGCCGTCACCAAATTGGTTTCGTCATCATCTTGAAAAACCCCCCGAAAAATACTGGGTAAACCACCCCCATCCGTGGTGGCATTTTCAAGGGGGTCATTGATCAGATAAACGGAATTCAGTGATGTGGACCATTGAAGTATCAAAGATACATCCGAATCCTGATCCGTGGTGATCACCTCACGAATAACCTGTGAATCAGAGGCTCTTACCATTTTGGTAAGGGGTACTTCGGTATATGAAACTACACCACCCCCACCGGCATTTTCAATAACATCAATGATATCCGATTGACGTACGGGTTGACCTAAAACAAGTGAATTGAAAAAATTGGTGAGGTCTGTTCTCACATCACTATCCGCTTGTGCGGGTTTTACCCCCGATTCCAATACTATTGTAGCAGTAAGGTCCACGGGTACTTCAATGGCTTCTTTGACCAGTACATCAGCCGTGATATGTCGTTGTGTATCGATTTCTTCTTGCGCAATTTTGATCAGGAGATTGGTAAGGTAGGCCACCTGGAAGTTTTCATCATGCTCATAAGAAACCAGGATGGTTTGACCCGACACGATATTCCCCGTCTCCACTCTCTTTATCCCAATGGGTGTGGTGGAAGTTCCATCTATGAGGGTGTAGTCAGGTGAACCCGCTGGGTCAAAGGGACTAACATAGGTGATAAGACTATCCTCAGAAGTGACCACAATGGTAAGAGGATTAATACCTAAACGGTCCAAATATTCGGTATATTGACCCAAGATCACATGTGTTTCATCCAGAACAATCACGGGGTCACCCGAGGGTATTGCAACATCGGGGTCTTGGTTGTCGGTGAGTTGCAAAAAGTCTCCCGCCAATGTGGAACGCCCCTTTTTCAAGGGGTCTTCCAGTTTGTATAGGGCAAATGCATCCGGGTCTACTTCACCTGTCACAGATCCGGTCATGGATTCGATTTCCCTAACGGGTTGGCGTGACAACACATATTTGTCGGAAGTTCTATAACGATAGTCTCCCAGAATCACCTGGGTTAGGGTAAAGCTTGCGGGGTCATTGTAAGTGCTATCCAAACGAATCGCGTTATAGGAAATGATCTCCACATTGGTAAGGTTGAAAATATGACCCGTGCTGATATTTTTGAGTTCATACCCAAACGTGGGGTGATCTAGCATTTGTATAATGGGGTTAGCAGACGTTAATTTGGGGTCCACCGCCCGAAATTCCAGATTATTAGGGTCACCCACCACTACAAACTGGATGTCTTTAGCAATTTCAAATGTAAATGCAAAATCATCGGTTACGGTGGCTAGGTTTTCACCCTTGATCCAAAGGTCTACCTTACCCAATCGGTGGGCCTGATCCACCGGGTCATAATCCCGTTGCATGAGACTGTCACCCGCTGCCACAATGCGGACTTGTTCTACCCCTGGGACATCAATGATGTTTTTACGGTAACCCTGTTCGGTGCCAGAGTCCACCGAGGATAAGACACCCTGTGCCTCCGCTGCCAAATCTCTATTGGATTGCACACCCGTACCCCCAAAGGTAGGGGCTTCATTGATCACGGAAAGTCCTGCGATAGCATTTTCCGTTTGCGAAATTTGCCCCGCTGCCAAGTTGCCAACTTCGCCCTCTTCTTCGGCCTCCACAGAAACACGGACTGAATATCGCCCGGTAGTGGCACTGAAAAAGGAAGCTATGTTCTCTATAGTAATTTCTGCGGCTTGTGTGGTTCTAAATCGAGTGCTACCCCCCAATACCACAGACCCAATGGGTAGTGGTATAGAAGCAGGTGGCCTTTTACTCGTGTAATAGGTGACTTCACCCCTGGATCTCTTACCCGCAGAACGAAAAACACCGTATTTGGAGGCCAATGACTCAAAAGACAAGTCAATTATTTGTTGTACTTCGTCATCCGTTACCAGGAAGAAAGCAGCTTTCAATGCCAATTTATACTGGGATTGATTTACGGGAACCGATTCCCCTGAGAAAGAGGGGTCATCAATTTCCAGCAATGTGGAAAACGATTGGGCCCGGTGGACAAAATCCAGGATAAAGCGTAAGCGTTCGGCCTCAGAGGAAAATGGGTCGATAAATACATCTCGGGTGTAAGAACCCGATTGGATAGCAACCTGAGGTTGAGACCTGAAAATAGAAAGCGAAGTATCCTGAATGATCTGTTGTCTGGTAGTCAGAGGGAAGGTACCCACAGCGGCAGAAATTATCAGGGGGGATGCTACCACCTCAGGAGAAAATGAAGATTCTATCTCCAACTGCCGTGTTTCATCAAAAAACACTGCGGTGACCACATAATACAGTGGGTCTTGTGCTGGAATGGTGGTGTAATCGCTATTGGGTATTGTGGGGGGGGTAGATTCGAAATCTGCATCCCGGTCATGGGTAAAGGTATACTTCCGTGAGGTGACCACAGACTCTACCACGATGGTGGTTCGAACCCTGCTTACTGTTTCAGGTATTTCTAGTATTTCATTAAAATCTGTTTGCAAAATCAGGTCATCTTGATCTTCCTGAGTCTGTAATATTTTCACAAACAGTGGATCTGCCGAGGGGGTACCATCGGGCAGTGAATTAATAACGGCGTCTACATTAAGGGTGCCTATTTCAGAAGTGGATTCGGAAGTAGTTCCCGTAATGATCAGGTAGGCATTAATTTGGGAATACCCTTCTTGACCACCACCCGGAGAGGTGGAAGCGTAGAAGTTGTAACCTCTGACATTGGGGTCATCCAGCCCCTCAACGGTGACGTCTACCACCCCATCCTTGCGTTCTACGGAAATACCTGTAGGAGGGGTTACAAGGAGTCCTAAATCACCCTCCTGAATTAGATTAGCGTCTATGGTAGCCGAAGAGGAAACTTCCCCAGTAGTGGAAATGGATCGGACATCTACCTGATTAGAACCCGCAAGGAGGGTAAGACCCTCTGGATATGCAGAGGGGTTGGGAACAATGAAGGAGGTACCTTCAAAAAAAATCACATCGGGGTCACTGGTAAAAGCGGCACCCCGAATGGAAACCTCCATATCTGCCGTATTAGGGTCAATAACACCACTAAAAAATCTATTGTTTTGGGTCGTGGTGAAAATGAACGTTTCACGAAGAACATTATCGGGACCCAAGAATTTTGGAACGGTGATCGCCATCTATTTATCCTGATGTTAAAAGGGAGCCACCCAACAAGGGTACCACACTGGGAACAGAGAAGACTACAGACAAAGTAACAGGTTCCGAGGATGCATTTTGGATCACCACGTCTACCAAATAAACAGTAGGGTCTTCATTGGATTGCGAGGTCTGCACCGATAAAATGGAAAAAAGCCTCTCTTTATAGGATACCTCTTGATACTTAGATTGTTCCAATTGTAGATTTTGAAGGTTCCGTAGGGCCGAACGAACATCTTCATTGATGATTGCGGCTACAGAACTCAGAGCCTTAGATCCAATCCGAGATCGTATTGTGGTTCCGTACCAGGGACTATAAGGATTGGACCCCCTATCGGTCAGGACAATTTTCAAAGCCGCTTGGTTTAACAAATTTTCATTGTCGATCAGTAAAACTTGACCGGCAAGATCAAACCTAGCGTCATTCTCCTGGTAAGTAGCACGGCATCTACGACAACGTTGAACAGGTACCGAATAGGTGACCTTGAAGATGGGGTTGGATTTGACCACCTCATTGAAACGGGGGTACCTGTTGGTGATCGTATCAGGTCTCAGATACAGACTCCAACTTGGGTATACGGTGCGACCCCTGGCACCGCGTTGTAAACCAAAACCTGCCGCTACTGTGGCAGCACCACTAACGGAAACTCTAGATTCAGGGCCAATTTTATCAATATCGGTAAACACCAAATGACCATTTAGATTCTGAGCTACCATCAACTTAGATTGCAAGGTGAACACCTTGACAATCTGATCGGTGGTAACCCTTTCACCTATGGGTAACGTCAACAAGACGGTTTCCGACTGGGACTTCACCTGTAAAGTGTTTTCATTGCGAAGGATGCGAAAGGGGCCCGAAAGACCGCTTGCCAATTCGGCAGGGGTATGGAACCCACTTTGGGGGACGAAAAATTCGTCATTCACCAGGATACGCACTAATCCCGTAGATGCTACGGGCTGCAATGTTTGCAAGTCGCGGCGATCATCACCCAACAGTACCCGTTCCTCTATGGTGAGGTGAGGACACCTATGAAAAAGTTGAACGTCTTGGCTCATTATGTTTCCATTCCTGGTTTACATTTGTTTATAGCTTACATTACAATAAACTATAGAAAAGATAATCCCAAAAGGTGTATAATGGGGGAACCAATAAAGGAGAAACCTATGATGGATGTAAATTGCCCACTGTGTGATACAGATTTCGAAGCAGATGGTGCCGATGTTTTTGTGGAGGAGGCTTCCGAGGGGGAGATCCCAGAGGCATTTGTGGTGTGTCCCAATTGTGACGCACAGATCACAGTGGAAGAAAATGAATTCAATGGAGGGGGTGAGAATTATTAGGCCATAAGGGAGAGGTAAGCTTCTTCTGCCACGTCAACATAAAAAGAATCGTATTGTGCTATTTTACCCTGGTTTGCCTTCATGCTATTGACCGTGCCATCCTCTTCGGCATCGAAAAAAATACCATCTATCAACGCCACTATGTTTTGAACCCTCAAGGAACCCACAAAACGATTTTCATCAAAATCCGGCAACATATATAAAGTACCACCATGGGCCTGTACCAAAAGGTCATCCCGCTCTTGTTCGAGTTGTTCCCGTAGGTCACACAATTTGATGATCCTATGTTCCAGGTCATGTATCTTATATTTGATCTCCCGGTTCACCCACCTCCTGGCACTGGACATCATATCAACCACGGGGTTGGTGTCGTCACTGGGTTCGGTGCGGTCATCCAAGCGATTCCCAATGTACTTTTTGATGGCAGGGAAACCACCCTGGTATTTATGGTAAGTCCCCACTGGTTCATTGTAATTTTTAGACTGAGGTGCCGTGACACCGCCATGGGGATAATTGTCCGCCTGAACGTTGGTGCCACCCGCTTGGATGATTTCGGTTTGATCCGGCATAAAGAAATGTGAAATGTCAAAAGGGTTACCACCCATTGCCACGTAAGCTTGAATCAACTTACCCAACGAAGATTTATCCGTGACCGTAAAACCCGTGCGGTGTTCGGTAACTTGGACCCTATTGGTTTTGGAATCTGTTTCACGCTGGTACTGAACTCGGATCAACCCTATCCGTTCAATTTCCGCGTTAATCACTTCGATCCTTTTTCCTACATCCCGTCTTTCCTGTAGTATGAAGTTACGAAATGCAATCCAATACCCAGAACGGAATCGACTCAATGCACCAAAAGATGACATATTAGGTGGTACCCCCCAAAGAACCCAATAGGGTAGTGATAAAAGACGGGGCCCCACCGGCCAAAATGACCACACCCGCAGAATATGCCGTGCTACCGTCCGGTGGTTTGTTGGTGGAATTTACTAACCCCGCTATAATCCCCTCGGTGCCATTGGCTACAATGGGAAGCAAGGACGCAGAAGAGAATTTAAACTTCACCAACGTTTGAAGTACCGAATCGATACGATTTATCAAATTTTGAAGTTCCGTGACACGGGCCCTCAAAAAGTCAATGTAAGCCAAAATCCCATCTGTGGCAGATTTGGACCCCAACTGGATAGACTTAACCCAACCATTAATAGTTTGAAAAAACTGATTTAGTTCCGGGATCGCGGTGAAAAGACGGGTAGCTACCCACTCCCCATCTTTCAAAGGTCGTGTCTTTGCAGAAGCCGCTATTTGAAGAACTATCCGGGCCTCATTGTACAAGGTGGAATCTATCAGATTTCGGCAGTAAAGAACCTTACCGGACTCTTCACCACGGATCAAGTTTTCCTGGTTACCATATAGCACAGGTGAAGAATCAGCAGAACCCAAAACAAAACTAAAGTCATTGAGGGTACCCAGAAAGGGGGTAGGGAATTTGTAAATAGCCTTGCGTGTAAGAGGATCAATCTCACGGTATTTTTTGACCCAAATTTCCAAATGCGGTTTGACATTCAACACCACATCTATTTCTTCTTGGGTCATTTGAGATTTGAACACCTCATGCACGGATATTTTCTGTGTTTGCAGAAATCCGGGGGTCCTTTTACCTATGATGTTGTTGAAGAAAAAGTTACGTTCCACGATTTCTTCGGCGGCACCCACGGACCAAGGGTTTGCACCCAGGCCATTACTTAGATCAGTGCTTTGCAGTGATTCTAGGATAGTTTGTGCGGGGAACATATAGGCCACATCGGACAGTTCCGTATTTTTTGAATCAGTCCACTTCCAGGTTCTAAGGTTGGTGGTGATATCCGCGATTTGTTTTTCCAATGCTGGAGTTGGTCCCATATCCTCATAAAGTTCACTTGCAAACTTTCGACAAGTCAGTAATAACTTTTGTCGAAAGTTCCTGGGGTCAACTTTTTTCTTTTTGTGTTCACCCTCCAGGTCACGGTACATCTGTTTCAGAATAGTGGAGGTGCCTTCCAATCCCGTTGCGGTAGCAGCAACACCCTGGACCACGGTGGAGGTTTTAGAATCTAATTGATCGTTGACTTGTTGGGTAGTAAGAGGACCACCCAATGCTTGAACCTGCTCGGTCATTAGAGGTAAGTCTGATCGAGAAAGAAATGACACTGCCAATGCTGCCGCGATACCATCCAGAAACTTAGCAGTGTCATTAGAAGGGATGGTAATGGTCGTAGCCTGTGACTTTTCCCCTATGTCCGTGCCAAAATGAAGGTCTTTACCGTTTTTATTAGAGGTAGTTGCCGTTTGCACAGGGGTACCCGACTTGCCAAAGTCTGATTTATCTAGCGTGTATTTAAATTCTTCATTTTGAGTGATCAACTCAGATACGGGGGTAACTCGAACATAATAGGTGCCGGGTTGCTTTGAAATTGTGGCCACGACCTTGTTGCCCTTGACTTCAAAATCTGCCTCATAGGGTAAGTCTTTGGTGTCAATCGTAATGTCAAATCTATTTCCAAGAGTGAACAACTTAGTCGGGGTGATTTGGCGGGTATCCACAAAAAAGGTTCTTTGAAGTAGATATCTGCTACCTTGTTTGAGCAAACTCAAATCAATAGGTACCTTGTCTGCCTGTGTCTTGATAGCATAAACACGTTTCCCACCTTTTCGTAAATTTCCATCAGCATCCACGTTGGCATTGTATTGAATGTCATCCTCGAACTCCAGTTGTTGGATGCCACCAAACAACACCAAGGGTGTACCTGTGGGGTCCACCACGGGGCCATACTCCTTCAAGGTAGTCTTGGTGCTATTATTACCCACTACACTGGGTGAATCAGGTGCGGGACGTTCGTAGAATATTTTGAGACCATCACGTACTGTGGAAATCTCTACCAAAAAACCACCGGGTGCAGGTAAGGGCAAATTAATAGTAGCTGTTTTAGCACTCGAAGTAGATAGATCCCAGGAGACATTAAATTGATCAGGGACTCTATTATAAGCCGCCAAAAAATTAGGAAGTGTTTCAAAAGCAGAAGACAACAGACTGGAAAGGCCATATTTAACTTTTAGGTTATTACCCACAGGCAAGGCTTTATTGTCATCCAAAATGATCTGGAAGAATTCGATAAATTTCTTGACGAAACTAATAATGTCTCGAATGTCGGAGACCTCTTGGACAGAGTGATAAAAGAAAAATGCACCTACGCTGGAAGCAGTGGAAAAATCAGGTCTTGTAGAATCTTTACGATCCGTAAGACGTGCCACCATTCTACGTTCGAAAGCGTTATAACCGCCCCGCAAGTTATCAAATGGGTAAGTAAGTAAATTCCAGTCACCCGCAATGTAAAGACCAATCTTATCCAGATCTGTTATGAAGGCATTGATCTGATTGATCACCACATCAGTTAACGCCTTCAAGGGGTCCACATACCCTATGGAAAAAGACTTGAGTGTATCCAAGACTGTAAGGACAAGACTCAATCCCGTGTTGACCGTATTTGCTACATTAGTAATAGATGTGGAAAGTGCCTGGACTTCTTGGGGGAATTCCAGATTTACAGTTTTCCACTGGCCAAGGCTAAGGGGGTTTTGCGGGTTGTCTGCCATTGTTATTTTCCGCCACCAAACTTATTGCGGTTGACTTCCTCACCCAATTGGGAGATCAAATCCAAGTCTTGTTGGACTTGTCCCTCCAAAAGAACTTTGATATTTTCCAGGAGTTCTCTCTGTTTGGCCACAATTTCTGGGTCAAACTCCACGTCCTGAGCCTCTACCCATTCCCCTGGTTTATAACCCATTTCCTGAAAAATTTGGTGTAATGGTTTTTGATCACTCATCTGTAACCACCATCCTGGTGTGTGTGGGTGTTTCCAAAAACGCCAGGAGAGTGCGTATTTCCTCTTCTTTAATATGCACAATAGACTTCAATATTTGTGCATCCCGTTCCTCTTGTAGGGGTGTATCCACCCCAGGCACCCAAAGTTTTTCCAAGTCTGCCTTGTGATCCCATTGTTCTAACAAAAACTCTGAGATTTCTTCACAGGTCAACTCAATTTTTTCT